GATGACCATTTTAGCTTGGTCGAATGTTAAGTTCTCTCTTAAGTTAAGCAACACTTTTTTCCTCAACAAAATTAGGAACCGATTACTGAATCAGTATTCGTTCCGCCTTCTTCACCATGTCCTTTTTTCTCAGTACCATGGCCTTTAGAATCAGATTTTAATGACTTAGAAGCTTTTCCACCTGGAACATTTACGTTACCAGCTGAATCTTCTTTAGTGTCGTTGCCAGTTAGTCCAGTATTTGAACCACCACCTTCGCCACCTTTGGCAATATTACCTGCTGTGCCACCCATGTCATTTTTACCAGCTACTGTAGATTTTGTATTAGTACCACCGTCTTCACCACCGCCTTTTGTTTCAGCGCCGTGTCCACTAGATACTTTTGTTACATACTCTCGCATTAGCTCTGTATTTGAAACTGGACCTTTAGCTTCTGCTTTCGCTTCTGCTTCTTTTCCTTCAAATGCAGGTTTTTCCTCTGCTTCTAGATCGGATGGAAATCCACCCTCTGCATCATCACCACCTTCGTCGTCACCGTTGTCGTCATCAGCATCTGCATCTGCATCTGCATCGTCGTCACCGTTGTCGTCTCCACCGTCATCGTCGCCCATCATGGCATCGAATTCTGCTTTAAGGTCGTCAAGTGCATCTTCTAGGTCAACAACGCGGTCTTCAAGATCTTCATGATCTTCGCCACCATCGTCGCCGCCGTCACCGTCCACTTCGTCGCCGCCTTCAATATCGCCAATCATAGCATCTGCTGGATCGCCGCCTATTTCGTCGTCTGCTTCTTGTGGAACATCTTCAACTGGAGTGATATCTACAAGTTCTTCTTTAACTTCTTCATCACCTTCGTCAGCTTTTTCTTTAGCTTTTTCGTCAACTACTTTTTCGTCTTCGTCAGCTTTTTCGTCTGATTTTTCGTCGACTTTTTCGTCTTCGTCAGCTTTTTCATCTTTAGACTCTTTAGCTTTAACTTCAACTTCAGGCATATCGTCGTCTAAAAGTTTTTCGTAAATTGTTCTGGATTTATCAACAACTATTTCGTGAAACAGTTCTTCCGCTCCAGCACGATCTTCTGCAATGAGCTTTTCTAACATTTGCTCAAATTTATTTTTGTCTGCCATTTTAAATCTCCTGTTTGTTTAGATATGGTAAGGCTGTCGTATAATATTTATGGTTTTTCAGGAAAAGTACGTGGTTATCGGCTCATTATGAGCCGTTTTACATTAAGATTATAGGATCTTGAATAAGTCCTTAAAATCTTGAACGGTCATATGATGTAGGTTTCCCCACACCCTTAAATTGTCTGGCAAGAAAGAGTCTCTTTCTTCTGTTACTCTTATATATCTCTTAGTTGGATTTTTTTGAATTATTATACCTGTTTGTCTAGCCCAATTTCCATGGTATGTTGCTACTGCTTCAGATTTTTTATAGTTTTCTGTATCTGCATATATGTTATTCAGTTTTTTATTAATTCCTTCAAAGTCAAATCCTAAAATATAAATTTCATTATTGTTATGCTTTTCTTCACTAGCTAAATTTAATGCAGTAGGACCAGTACTCCATCCTAAACTTGGTTCAAAGAAATTAAATTTATTAAATGTTTTATATGCTCTATTAGGGTTAGTCCATACTTCGTGGGTAAGTTGCCATCCAGATCGATTAATTTCTGTAACCATTTTAGTATCAACAGCTACTAGATAATCAGGTTCGAAGTCTCTATATACAGCATTACAACCGTATATTTTAGCAGTGGGTGGGATATTTTTTCTTAGTTGATGTAAGTCAATAGTTCGTCGGCTAGTTCCATTACCTATGACGAACGCCACGGTAGATCTGGCCATTGTTAGACAACCGCCGCTTCAGCATTAGCCGCCAATCCGTACATTTGACGTACGAAGTGTAGCTCTTTTGCCTGCTCCTCTTGGTGAAGTTCTGCCGCTTTACGTGTTTTATTAATTTGACGTAGGGTTAGTCGAGTTTTACGAGTGTCGTCTCGTTGGACAATAGATTGATCATCAACCGGATCATATTCTTTATTATCAATCGGTTCAAGTGTTTCTTTATCGAAGTAAAATATTTCTCTCAACGTTGTCATATTATTATTTATGCGGGCGGCGGTGTTCCGCCTGTCGGTGCCGCGCCTCCTGTTGCTGTATCTGGCGGTGGAGCAATACCACCATCTACTGGTGCTGGTTCTTCAGCTTCGGGATCTTCGTCTTCCATGTCACCCATATCAGCGCCAATACCTGCACCACTAACTCCTGCACCTCTCATTTCGCCTGCGGCGTCAGTAGGTGGTGGAGATAAGTTTTCATCATTTTCTTCTTTCCATAAGCGTTCATTTTCAGCAACTTCTTCATCAGTTAATCCTAAGAACCTTGCCATCGCAAATCTATTTGAAATGTAAGGAACAGCTGACATTTGTGTATATGTTCCAATGCGAGCATTATCAAGTTCACTTTGTCTGTAACTTGCAAAGTTTTGTGGTGGTTGCATTCTAAGGTCAAACATCGCTGTATCAATGTTAACACCTTTTTCTAATAGATAGCGTTTGAACTCTTGATTAAATTCGTCTGTAATTAAACTTTGTAAGCGTTCACAATAATTATTAAAACGTAATTCTTGAATATATGCTGTACCAACTCTACCGTCTTGGTAGTTGCTTTGTCCATCATCAGGACCTGTTGGTAAGTATGAACTTGGAATACGTAAACCACGTACAAGTTTGTTAGTAAAATATTTTAAGTCATCTATCTCACCCAAATTGGTGCCACCCGGTAGTGTCTCAACTTTAGACCCTCTACCTTCTGCTGTTTGAGGGAAGAAATAATCTTCATTAATAGATAATGGATTATATGCACTATCAATAACGTTCTGACCGCCTCCCGTCTGACTTGGAATTCTTCTTTGGTGGATGTCAGTCTTAACACGTTCAACAAATTGCATAGCCAAGTGGCTCGGCATATTGCCCACGTCAACGTAGAATACTCTACGTTCCGGAGCTCTTTGTACTCTATAAATTATAATTGCGTCTTCTAGTAATTCTTTTTGTTTATAAACTTTAAAAATACTTTCCAATAATGAATTACCAAATGGAAAGTTATTATCTAGTCCTTCAGATAAACTAAGGTGTATAACGTTTTCAGCATCAATAGTAGTTTCTTTAACTTCTCTAGTAAACCTGCTTCCACTCATTTGTTGATTAGGAGCACCAACCATACCGCGTACTCCGCCTTGCAAGTATCCATCGCCGCCACCAGTAACATTACCTGTTGTTTGGTGTGGAGTTGTAGCAACCATTTCTCTAAAGTTTAAGTTTACATCTCTAATAATATATTGTTCAGGTTTTTTACCTTCTGATTCGTTTACAATTATACGTGATACTTTTGCTGGATCAACATGAAACCATTTTTTAGTTTCAGGATCTCTAATAAAAAATGCATCGCCATATTTAAAAATGTTACGTACAATTCTAAACATACGTGTATCGAATTTTTCTAGTTTAGTCCATTGTAGTAAGTATTGTCCAAGTACTGTAATTTCTGAATTTGTTGCTTTTTGTTTAAAGTCCATTACAAATGGAGTTTGATTTTGTTTATTTTTTTGTGTGCAAAATTCTGCTAGGATATCTAATGCGGCATTTACTTCTGAATCCATATCCATAGTATTATATTGTCCATATCGTTCAATACGATTTGGAGAGCCAACATATACGTCTGGTAAGTATGAACTATAGTTTGCTTGAGCAGGTCCTAGTCCTTGGCTTATGCTTCCGCCCAAAGGACTATACGTTCCGTCTCCGCTACCTTGTTTAGTTTCTACTGGTGTAAAATATCGCTTCCACGACATATTTTTATCCTTATCCTACAGTTCCGCCAATTTCTTTTATGGCTTCTAGTTGTTTAGTTTCTATCCTATTACCTTCACTTGTTATGGTAATCAATTCACCTAATGTAGTATTTAACTTAGATAGCTGTTCTCCTTGGCCTTTACTGGAGCTAGTCATACCACTAACTGTTGTACTAAATGTTGCTTTAACGTCAGAATTCATATCAGACATTTTAGATTCAAATACATCCATTGCGTCTGTTAATTTTTCAATAGCATCTGCGATATCACTAATATTATCAGCTTCCATAGAATTAATAAAAGCCGAAATACCTTCTAATGCTACACCTATTTTTTCGAGTTGAACTGCATCTATAGAGTCAAAGTGTTTAAGACCGTCCGCCATATCTTCAAAATTGTTGCCACTGAATAAGTTACCAAGCCATTTACTTGCACCTTCTATAAAGCCGTCACCAGTAAATGCACTTATACCTCCGTATAAACCCGTAAGTGCAGGTCCTACTTTTGTTAGTGCATCAACATTAAGTTGTTCATATGCTTTAAGATTGTCAGCTAGTTTTGTTAATCCACCAGCACCAAGAAATGATAGAATACCAGCTCCGGCTAATGCCGCTAGTGGTCCTGCCAAGTTTCCCATAACATCTGGAAGATCTTTAAATGACGGAGATATCTTAACTTCACCTAATTTTGTCAATCCCTCAGCAATACCACCCACTGCATCAGAAACAAGCCAAAGTGCTCCGGCAAGTAACGTAACTACGCCGGCACCTATAAGTAAAATTCCCATAATAGCTGATACTCCAGCCACGATAATTGGCCCAAGATAGAAAGCGGCCACTAAGGCTCCAACAGCCAATGTGACGGCTCCGACACCAATGGCAACCTTATCCCAATTTGTTTTCAGCCAAGCACCCAGGCCTGCGCCTTCTTCTGGTGGTCCGTTGCCGGCCGCCTTCTCTTGCGCCATGGTTGCTTGAAATCCTTCGGCTTTTTTCTGTAATTCCGCTAATTGTTTTATTGCCTTATCCATCTGCTCAGGATTAAGTGTGCCTGATTCAA